TCAGCGCATCGCCGGGGCACCTTGCAGCAACGCCTGAGACTCCCGCACCCACTGCTGCAACGCTTTCAGTTGTTCGGCGTTTGCGTGGCATTGGCTGTAGTTGTCGACGACGCTGGCGGCGACGGTAGAGAGTGCAAGGCCCGAGGCGGCGTCATCAGCGACGCCGGGGCCTGCGGCCATGGGCAGGTTGGCGGCGCCGGCGTCGTGCACCCGGACAAAACCAGCAGGTACAACGCAGGCGTTATCAGCCGCTTTCGAAACATAGATAGGAACCTCCTTGGTGATAGTGGCGCCCGCCTGATAGACCTTGACGACGCGATCGACGTACTCGACCACCACCTTCTCCTTGACCGTGCCCAGGGCCTGGCCTTGTTCGAAGGATTGCTGCAGTCGAGCCTCGTCCAGGCGCTGCTGCTTACTGCGTTCGCTGCCGGCACCGCTGACGAAGCCAAGGGCATAGAGCAACCCAGCTACGACGGCGAGAGCCAGCCAACTGCGGATATTCATCACGCCCTCCCTTGACCGATGTGAAATGCATCAGGTGGCCTGCAAAAATCCCTGTAGCCGCTGCCGCAGGCTGCGAAAAGGTCCGCAGGACCTTCCCTCCAGGTCCAATCGCAGCCTACGGCAGCGGCTACAGAAGGTGCCCACCTCCCCATGACCTCAGACCACGGGCAGGCACAGCACCGCCCGCGCCCTGGCCCAGAGTTGCAGGCGATCCTGCAAGCCGTTCAAACCGCCATTGATACGGCGGGTGATGCTGTTGAACTCATCGCGATCAGCCAGAGCATTAAGCCCGCCGCGCTCCCAGAACCAAGCCGCCGACTCGGCGGCCCATTGCGGCTGCTCCAGCAGCTGTGGCAACTCCAGCAGGCGCTCATCGCCAAACAGCCCGAGGCTGCACTGGCGATAGTTGCTGCGCCCGGTGATCTGGATCAGCCCACGCCCGCGATACCGCTGGCCGTCGCCGTCGGCTTCTGGGGTGTTGCCCAGGCGTGCCGCGAGCGTGCCGGTGTCGTACTTGCTCAGGTATTGATCACTGCCCAGCTCGCGCACGTATTGCAGTTGCCCGGATTCGTGACCGATCTGGGCGAGAAAGGCCGCCTGGCGCTTCGGCGTATCGATCTGCCGATGAGCCATGGCGGTGTTGAGTGGAGAAACAAAAACGCCCGCTTGGCGGCGGGCGTTAGGCATGATTTGTTGCAGTTGTTGTTCGGTGATTGGCATGGTCGGTGTTTGTAAATGGATAAGAAAACGCCCCGGCGGTGCGGGGCGTTTATTGGGTCTGTTCAGTTATCCACGATGGTGCAACAGGGCGATATCGACTATTGGGAAAGTTGGCAGATTGCGGCCAATCGCGTAAAGCCTGGATATACACAAGCAGAGTATTGAACTGCTCACTATCAAGACTAGTCGGCGCTTTAACTTCCAATTGATCACGGTGCCGCTCACGCAACCATATGACGGACATCAGATTTTCATCGCGCCACCCTCGCTCTTGGCTTGAAAAATCCTGGACCACTATAGGCGCATCAATTAAGAATGGCAGCCCTTGTTCATCATGCACGCGAATCTGACCAGGCAAAGGATTTCCAATCACAGATTGATAAAGCGCCTCTGATATCTGGATAGCATCCATTGGGATGCGAGCATGAATCCCCATGAGATATGTCGTCTGTGTTGTCTTGCTATAAAGTCTTTTCATCTCAGATCTCAACTTCCAATTGCAATCCAACGGATAGGAATTCCGGCACTCATAGCAGTTCCATTATTGCTATCAAGTCTCCATCTCGCGCCCGTGAGTGTTATTAAATCAAACGCAACAATAGGGATACCGCCTGATCCAGAAGTATTGAGGCCTACATTGATATTAGTGGCACCAGGTGCGCCCAGCACTACACGTGTAACGCCTGGAAATGCCATAGGAAAGTTTAATGTACCGAACGGGGCAGTACCTCCAGTCGCAGAGACCACACCCCACTGGAGAATTAATCCTCCTAGCCAACTTGGCAAAGCAATGTATCCATTAGGTGAAAGACTGATTGAGAATCCCCACCGCAGCTTATTCGGAGTGACGATCACGGAGTCGTCTGTCCCTGTAAACGTCTGCGCTAACGTCGCAACCCTCGCTGTACCCTGATTCATCTCTGTCGCCTGAACAGCTAAGGAAGCCAACGCAGCGACATCGATATTCCCTTGGTTGATAGGAGCGTTCCAGGCCTTGATGCACCACATAACCGCCAGGTTGCGAGGGCGGGTTTCCGCAGCCGTTCTGGCCACTCGGCTTGCATCAAAATCAATGGATGCGGAACTCCAAGCCCCTCCTCCAGCGATACCAGTAGGTACAAGAGATCGAGCATTCGTTTTGAAAGCCCCCGAACTGCTTAACGGCGCGGTGCTCCCTATTGGAAACGTTGACGATTCCCCCGTGATGTTCTGCAGTGCGTCAGTTTGGCTAGCGCCCAACGCTCTTCCCGCATCCACCCCCCGACCATGATCCCAACCCCGCAGGAACTCTCCCCGCGACTCCGGCAAACGGAAGTTACCCGCGCCCTCGCCCCCGGTGTTGAAGGTCGTCCCCAGATAAGCCGCCAGATCCGGATAGGTCGCAGCACTCTGCACACTACCATCCACCTCCAGGAATCCCGGCGGCACCGTACCCTTGGGAAACGGCACCATGGCCCCCACCGGCAAGGCCGACATGTTCTTCAGCAACGCTTCGATCTCGGCCTTGGTGTAGGTCACCGACTTGGTGTACGCATCGGTGATCCCATACTCGGCCAAGGTCGTGCGTATCTTTTCCGGCGGAATCGAATCACGCACGATCGCCTTGATCGCCGCCAACAACTGGTCATGCTCGGCCTCGGCCGGCTCCTTCCCACCCGCACGAATCACGTTGAGCAATTCATCGGTCACCGCATTTCCCCAGTCGGAAGAAATCAGTGAGCCGACTTGCCCCGTGACCGGGTTCTCGTCGACAAACTTCCCATTAACCAACCCAACACTTGGCACACTCTTTGGATAATCCACTCGTCTGTCCTCTCGTTGTCATTCATCCACACCGACACAGCTCGGCGTGGACATAGTTAGAAAACTGGAAAAGAAAACGCCCCGGCGGTGCGGGGCGTTTATTGAGTCAAAATTTCATCTGGAGATAGAGGCCACTGAAATTCACTCGAAAAGAAATCCTGCTCCTCAATTCTGTTAAGACTGATTCGATAGTTTTTCCACAATAAAAGTTGCTTTGCTTCTACGTCTGTAATGCAACCGATATCCATTGCATCCTGTAACGGGCCCATTCTGTGTGCTGCAAACGTCAGCAATTCACTTCGCCGCACCTTCACTAGAGCAGAAAGATCTTCAATACTGTGTGGGGAAGGCATCACCTGCACGGGCTCAAATTCTGAATAAACTTCATTCGGAAAAAGCTCATCAGCACCCTCTATCGCACGCCACCCCTGAACACCATCATTTCGTACAGCCCAACTCATACATCGTCCTCCCAGCCATAACACATCAGCCCTGCGGCGCCTGCTCCCCAGTAGTAAACTCTTGGCTCCTCCAGCACAAACCGCCCCTGGGTATTGTGCTGCGTATTAGTAGAGCCGGTGCTATTGAGCGGTGGACTATTGGGCCCAATGTAACCACCGATGTAACTTGCGTTTGGCGCAGCTGAAGAGTTGCTGTTGGTTGCCCCAAGTAGTTGAAGGCAGATACCTGTGGCCGTTGGCGGAACAAACTGAAAAATGCTGACAGCAACAAGAGCTGTGGCAGTCCCCATGGCCCCCGACGCCATCATTGGAAGTGATGCCAGGTTCGAACCTGACGCAACTTTGTAACGACTGCTCCGACCAGCCTGTACATATGACAGTGGGTATCGGTTTGCCGTGGTGTCTGTGAAAAATGCGCTCACGCGTGTTGCAATGAAACCTGCTGGAATAATCGGTTCAAACACAAACCTCAGCGTTGTATCTACGGCGGTGATGAGCGCAGGCACGCTCGCCGTGATCTGACTCGACGAGTCAACAGACTTGATGAAAGTTCCTGGCGGAAAGCTTGCTCCACCGAACGGCATTCCAACACGCATTGAAGAAGTGCTGGCAATGCCGGTTACGACTGCCGAACCGACGATGGTCGAACACTGGACTGCCGGCATCAAGGCAGCAATACCGGCAACTTGAGTGCCATTGGATACAACCCAGGCGCTGTACCAACTGGAAGCCGCAAGCACACCGCTATCGAGACCGTTCAGACCTATGGTTTGCAGGTTGATACTCAGGTCCACGGCATTCAATGCCTGTGCCGCACTAGCTTTACCGACAATCAGGCTGCGAGCCTTCACCGAGATCAGTGCATTGGTTCCCGAAGCAGAAACGTAGAGTCCCTGATAGCTGCTACCCGATAGAGCTTTGAGCTTCTGAACTTCGGCAGCTAGAGCAGCGACATCGATGTTTCCCTGATTGCTCGGTGCGTTCCAGGCTTTGATGCACCACATGACTGCCAGGTTGCGTGGCCGAGTCTCTGAAGCTGTTCGCGGCGTACCATCGACGCCGTTATTGATTGCGTCTCGTACTCCGTTTGTTGTTGGATTCCCCGTCCCGAAGCGGGCGAGGTAGTCACCAACAGTTCCGCCAGTCGAATACGGTCTAGCTGTATCGGCAGCACTAGCGTGGTAGTGCCCCTGAAACGCATCCGCCTGCCAACTGCCAGGAGAGCGCCCCGCATCCACCCCCCGCCCATGATCCCAACCCCGCAAAAACTCACCCCGCGACTCAGGCAGACGGAAATTCCCCGCGCCCTCGCCCCCGGTGTTGAACGTAGTCCCCAGATAAGCCGCCAGATCCGGATAAGTCGCAGCGCTCTGCACACTGCCATCCACCTCCAGGAACCCCGCCGGCACCGTGCCCTTGGGAAACGGCACCATGGCCCCCACCGGCAGGGCCGACATGTTCTTCAACAGTGCCTCGATCTCCGCCTTGGTGTAGGTCACCGACTTGGTGTAGGCGTCGGTGATGCCGTACTCGGCCAAGGTGGTGCGAATCTTCTCTGGCGGTATCGAATCACGGACGATCGCCTTGATCGCCGCCAGCAACTGGTCATGCTCGGCCTCGGCCGGCACCTTGCCACCCGCACGAATCACGTTGAGCAACTCGTCGGTAACCGCGTTTCCCCATTGCGAGGAAATCAGTGAGCCGACTTGCCCCGTGACCGGGTTCTCGTCGACAAACTTGCCGTTCACCAGCCCTACGCTGGGAACACTTTTCGGATAATCCACTTGTTCTTGTCTTCTCTAGTCATAGTTGATGTACACCTGGGTATGCGCCGGTGCACTGCGATGGATCAGGCACTCCAGGGCGCTGCCCGGGTTCATGCCAAAACGTTCGCCCCAATAGCTCGCGCCGAAGCGCCGGCCCAGTTGCAGGCGGCCGCCGGTATTGAGGGTCCACATGAAATTCGCCCGCCAGGTGCCGAAATGCGCGTGACCAAAACGTGAGCGGCCCATGCGCGGAGTGCTCAGTTCGGTGACGCTGGCATTGGGGTAGCCCTGGCTGCGGGCGATTTCGACGAAGTAGGCGGCGCGCTGGCTGCCCACCGCCAGCAGGCGGCGGCGCACGGCCAGGCGTCGGTCTTCGAACAGCGGGGTCAGGCCCAGGCAGGGATCGGGCAGGTTCATGACCTTTTCCCAATCGGTCACCAGTTCGCTGACGCTGGCCGGGTCCATTTCGTTTTGCAGGTCCACGGCCCGGGCGTCGATGCGCGCCAGCTCCTGGGAGATGCCCTGCAACACTCGCTCAAGCTCCGGCACCCGCTCCGGGTCCCAGGCCGGGCCGCTGGGCAGCAGGCTGCGCAACTGATCCTGGTACTGGGTGGCGCTTCTTATTGCTGCCATTGGCAACCTCCGAATACCAGCAACTGATTATTCGCCGCCGGAACATCGGCCAAGGGCGCCAGCAGTTGGTGATCCTGCTCGCCGGTGGCGCTGCTGATGGCTTCGCGGATATGGCTGAGCAACAGGGTCTGGCCCAGGCCGGCCTCGCGGCTGTGCAGATCGCGCAGCTGGTCCTCGACGGCGGCGCGCACCGCGCTGGTGTCGGGAGTCAGGCGCAGTCTGTAGGTCACCGGCAGCATCACCGGGGCCAGTACATGCACCTCGGCGGTCACCGGGCGCAGCGGCTCGATATACGCCTGAACCTGCGCCAGTTGCTCGGCGTTGGGGATCGGCTGCGGGTCATCGTCACGCATGACGAACAGGCCCACAGTGCCCGGCCCCAGGTAATTGCGCCGGGACCAGGCGCGGGTGATCCCCGGGCATTCCAGGGCCCAGGTTTCGTAGTCGTCCGCCGAACCGCCGTGGGGAATGATCCGGTAGGAGCGAATCACCCGAGAGCGCAGGGATTCGAGGCTTTCCCGGGCCACGCCACCGCTCAGCCCCGGGGCCAGGACGGTGAACGCGTTGCCGATGCCTTGCACCGGCTGCACCGCGGTCAATTCCAGGCCCGCATCGGCATTGCTCAGGGTCCCGCCATCGACCGCCTGGATCGTGGTGCTGTTGAGCCCCGCGATGGTGGTGCGGGCGGCCGTCACCTTGTAGCTACGGCCGTCGCTGCTCTGCAGCAGGGTGTCGACATCCAGCACGGCACCGGCCGCGGCGTTGAAGCTGACGCTGCCACGGGCCGCCTGAGCCGCCTTGCGCGGCTGGTTCAGACGCAGCGCGGCGATGCGTTCCAGGGTCGACTCATCGGCCTTGTCCGGGAGGATCTGCTCAGCGATCCAGTCCAGGTAGCCATACAGGCCAAAGGCGGCACCGCTCAAGGTACGGGCCAGCACTTGGGCATCGGACTGGCGCAGCGAATCGCTGGCCAGGTCGCTTTGGGTGCGCTGAATCAGCACCGGCAGCGAAGGGGTTTCAAACGGCATAGGTCACCTGCCAACTGTGAATGGGGTTGATGTCCAGGCGCTCGCCGTCGGCCAGGATCAGCACCGTGCGCAGGTTCAGGCGCTGGGCATCGAGGCGTTCACTGAGGATCTCGACGGCATTGCAATGACCGTCGTCGATCAGCCATTGCAGGGCCTCACGGGCATAGAACTCGGCGTCGAGCTGGGTCTGCCGGCTAAGCTTGACCCGCCGCAGCAGCCACAGCCGCGAGCCGATGCGGTCGTCGGCCACCGTGGGAAAGCTATCGCCCCACCAGCCGTAGCGCTGGTCATCGTCCAGGGCGTCGTCATCAGCAGCACGGCGCCAGGTGAACAGGCTGATTTCCACGGCCCGGGTCAGGGCGTTCTTCAGGTCATAGGTGGCAAACATGCTTAACCTCCCACCGGCGCGCCGGTCTGCCCCGGGCCGGGTTGCACGCCGCTGTGGACGTGGTTGATCTGGCTGATACCGGCGGCGACCTGATCGCCCTGGGAGACGATCTTGCCGCTCATGCTCAGGGTCGGGCTGTCGATGTTGACGCCGCTGCTGGCGCGGATATTCAAGGTCGCGGTGTCGATGTCGATGACCCGACCGCGCTTGAAGTGGATCTTGTCGCCCTCGTCGGTGTAGATCGCCACTTCGCCGGCGGCCAGGGCCTGCAAGCGGTAGCGCCGGTCCGCCACCACCAGCACCACCGCGTGGGAACGGTCGCCACCGAGGAAGGTGGCAATGCCCTCGGCGCCGGCCAGGGGATTGCTGGTGAACCCGTAAGGCTCGAAATGCTCCATGTCGTCGTTGACCTCGCCGGCGGTGAGGCGCATTTGCAGCGATTGCAGTTTGTTGGCCGAGTTGGCGAGCACCACGGTGCCCCGCGCCAACAGGCGTGTCAGTAGGCTCATGCTGAGTTCCTTGGAGGGTAGGAGCCGGCTTGCCGGCGAACAGGGATTGCGCGGTTTCGTGCCGGATGCCTTCGCCGGCAAGCCGGCTCCTACGGATGGGCGCGGGTTTCAGGTTTTGCCGGGTGTCGGATTGGCGTCGAAGGTGTGGGGCGGGGCCACCTGCAGGGTGGTGATCGAGCCCTGCTCGGACAGCGACCAGGTGACCTTGGAGATCAGCATGTCCTGATCAAACCCCAGCACCGGATCGATCACTCGCACCAGGGTGTTGTGCCTCCACAAGTCGCCATTGCTCTGGCGCCAGCCCTGCACCTGATAGGTGGTGGTCAGGGCCTTGCCGGTGCGGGTGCCGCGCTCCCAGTCAGCGCGCTGCTGAGCCAGTTCCGCACTCAGTTGCGCCGCCTCGCTGATCACCGTCACCCGTTTGCGTGAAGCACTGGCATCGCTGGACTGGCCGGATACTTCGCTGACTGCTGCCCCACTGCTCTGGTCGCTACCCTTGTGCTGGCCGATCACCCGGTACTCGGAAAACACCGCGGAAAAATCCATGGCGGCATTGGCCGAGAGAATGTTCTTGCCCAGCTCCAGGGCATCGCTGGCGCGCCCACCACTGCCCGGCGCCGCCAGCAGCAGGTAACCGTCAGCGTCGTCGGTGGAAAATACTCGGTACAGGGTCAGCAAACGGTCGATGGAGGCAAACACCGTCTCCCCCGGCACGATGCTGTGGGTGTGCAGCTTGCTGGTTGGAGCGATCTCGCTGCGCACCCCGACCCCATAGGAGCCGGCCAGGGCGCGGACGATGCTCAGCACGTCCTGCTTACGCCACTGACTCGGCCGGTTGATGGCCGCGCAATCCACCAGATCCTGGGTCAAGGAACTGCCCTGGATGCTCAGGCTGATCTGCTGGCCGTCGTAACTGATCGGCGCCTTGTAGACATGCCCGGTGAGCACCAGATCGCAACCGATGCGCACCTGGCAGCGAGCGCCCGGACGGATGCGTACCTGCGCATCCTGCCCCGGCCATTGCCAGGTGATGTTGAGGCTGAAGGTACGGAACTGACGCTCCAGGTCCGCACTGATTTCGACGCTTTTCCAGCCGCTGTAATCCAGTCCGTCCACCGTCAGGGTGACGATATTTGCCAATTCGTCCATGGGTCACTCCCGAGCGATTTGCAGATCAGCCGGCGGCAGGAAGCCCGGATGAGCCACCCGGTTGCGCTGCACCACTTCGCCGACCCGCGTCGCATCGGCAAACCGCTGATAGGCCAGTACCAGCGCCGGCACGCTGCTTTTGGGGCTGAGGCTGACCAGCCGCACCCCCGAGGACGCCACCGCATTGAGGTGCCCCTGCACCTGCTGACGCAGGGTGTTGAGCGCCTGGTAATGCACCGCGTCGGCCTTGAGCGCGGCTTGCCAGATCAGCTCATTGAACTGATCGCGCAGCGCCAGCACATCGTCGGCCACCGGCACTTCAAGGCGCTGCACCGGCCGGCTGGCCTGCTGCGCCAGGGGCGGCGTGTTCTTGAGCTTCACCACCGGGGTAGCTACCGGCAGCGCCGACACCAGCCGGGCGATCTGCACCAGCAGCGCATCCTGCACCAGATTGGCCACCGCCTCGGCCGCCGCCGTGGTGTCCTTGCCGGTGGTCAGCTTCGGCGCATCGATGCGCCGGGCCGCCTCCACCTGCTGGGAAATATCGGCGAGCATCTGCCGATAGCCGGTACGGGCAAAGCCCTTGAGCCCGCGTACATCGTCCAGCAACCCCTTGAACTCCGTGCTCAGCTCCTTGGGTATTTCCTTGACCGCTTTGACCAGGGTGTTGAGATCGCCATAGAACTCGATCAACGGCTTGAACTCGTGCTCGATGACCTGATACACGTCCGCCAGCCCCTGGCGCAAAGACGCCACGCCGATCCGTGCCTGCTTGATCAGGTTGGTGGCAAACTCGAACCGCAGCACCGCCGACCCCAGCAAGGTATCGCTGGCCACCAGCACCTGCTGCTGGGTATTGACCACCGCCGAGGGAAAGCGCAACGGCTGGTCCGGATAGAACTTCAGGCTGAAAGTCACCAGACCGCCGTCCTGGCGGCTCTGGGTCATCTCGCATTCGCCGACCTTGACCTGCATCCGCCCAAGCCAGGGGTGCACCAGCTCGCCGCTGCCCTCCTCCAGGGCCTTGAGCAGCTTGTCGCGCTGCTCCAGACAATCGGCGCCGACGATAAAGGCCGTCAGATCGTGGATTTTCGCCTGCTGGCCAAGGCCCTCGAAAAACGGCTGGTCGCGCTGCGGGTACTCGTGCAACTGGCCTTTCTGCCCCACCGGGGTTTTCGCCTGATCGACCCAGAACGGCACGCCGCGAAAGGATGCGGGCAACAAACGATCACGCCAGTTATCCGCCATTGGAACCTCCTAGGGAAAGTGAGCGATAGCCCAGGGTCGAAGCCACGTTCAGGCCTGGTTGATTGGTCTTGGCCTGTTCCGCACGCAGGCCTGCCGGGGCGTTTTCGAAACGCACGGTCAGTCCGCCTTCGAGTTGCGTGCGGTTGTTGGCAGCGTTCTGTTGGATCAGGGCACTGGAGTTCTGGGTCAGCGAGCTGCCCTGGGTTGCGGCAAAGGGTGATGCCAGCCCGCCTTTACCCTCGGCGTTGATTTGCCTTTGCGCCTCGGTAAAGCCTTCGACCTTGCCGGTGACCGTGGCAATCAGCCCTCCGAAACCGCCCTCGAACAGCTCCTTGATCGGCACCATCAACTCTTGAAGCTTGCTCCACAGCCCGGAAAACCAATCGGCGATGGGGGCCCAATTGGTCATGATCAGCTCCATCGGCGACCAGTCGAACAGGGCTTCAATGGCCTTCCTGATCGAGTCGATACCCGGTTGCAACTCGGCCCAGATCGAACTAAAAAAGCCCGTGACCGCGCCCCAGTTGTTGTAAAGAATCACCAGCGGAGAGAAGTCGAATAGCGTTTGCAGGACCTTCTTGATCGCATCGATACCCGGTTGCAGCGCCGCCCAGATCGAGCTGAAGAAGCTGCTGACAGCCCCCCAGTTGTTGTAAAGCAACACGGACGGAGAAAAGTCGAACAGCGTCTGGAACACCGTTTTGATCGCCTGGATGCCCGTTTGCAACGCTCCCCAGATCGACGCGAAGAAGCCGGTGACCGCGCCCCAGCTCTTGGTGATCATGTCCATCGGCACCCAGTCGAACAGGCCTTTTAGAAAGGCCATCGCCGGTACCGTCAAGGCCTTGAGCGACTCCCAGATGGATGCGAACAGGCCCGTCAACCCAGCCCAGTTATCGATGATCAGTCCCAGAGGTGACCAGGAAAACACCTCTTTGAGGAAGCCGACGACCGAAGCCGTCATTGCCTTGATACTGTCCCAGAGCCCGGCAAAGAACGCCGTGATGGTCCCCCAGTTGCCGATCAGCATGCCCAAGGGCGTCCAGCTGAACAGGGTCTTGAGTCCTTCCAGCGCCTGCGCCGCAAGATTCTTTACGCCCTCCCAGAGACTGACAAAAAAGGCCGAGATCGGCCCCCAGTTGGCAATGATCACACCGGCCGCCAGGGCAATGCCCATAGCAATCAGCATCACCGGGTTGGCCTTGGCCACGGTGCCCATCAGGTCGAGCACCTGGGTCGCACCGGTCACGGCGGTTTGCATCGCCGAAAAGGCAATGGCACCCATCGCCAGCCCCTCAACCAGCTTGGGGTTGTCGTCGAGCAGCGTCCCCACGCTGTTGAGCATGGGCTCCAGACCGACCACCAGTGCCCCCACCGCCGGCGCCAGCGCAGCATCAATGGCCGAGGACACCTTGGCCATGGACTGACTGAATACATTCATGCCTTTGGCTGCATCAGTCGACGCGCTGGAATCGCCAACCTCGGCCAGCTTGCCCTTGAACGCGTCGCAGGCCTTGATCCCGTCGAGAAACGGGGTGATCAAGCTGCCGCCCTTGAACAGACCGCTGATATCCAGCTTGCCCAGCCCGGTCTGCTCAAGGTTTTTCTTGAAAGAGTCGACCTTGCCTTGAAGGGCGACGAGTTTGGGTGACAGTTCGTCGATGCCGGTCAACAGCACCGACTTCTTCTCTACGGTTTGTGTGTCTGCCATCACTGCACCTGCTGCATCGCATTGATCCGTTGCGCGTGCTCCAGGGATTCCCGGAGCACATCCAGTGGCCTGGCCATCATCTGTTCGGGGTCGACCTTCCAGAACCAGGCCAGGTCATAGGCGACAGCGATCAGGTCGGCGATGGCTGCGATGCCGCACTCATGAAAAAACTCGCCACCGCCCAGCTCAGGGCGTTGAGGTCCACCAGGTCCAGCTGGTTCACCGAAGACGGTGGAATGCCGGCGCAGACCGCGATGTATTTGGCCGCGACGTCCATGTCGAGGCTGACTTCTTCGCTCTTGTCGATCTTGTACGGCAGCGCCTTGATCGCCCGCACTTCCTGCACCGTCGGGCGGCGCAGGGTGAGTTCGGCCAGGGGCTCGCCGTGGGCCTCGATGGGCACCTGCAGCTTCACGGTGTTGCTCATTGCCAGGTCCCCTTCTGCCCTTCGAAGTTCAGCTCGATGCTGGCGTCGTCGCCCTTGGCAATAGGCTCGTCCACCAGGTAGGCGCCAGCCAGCACGTAGACCTTGCCGTTGGCGAACTCGCAGGTGACGGTCATGTCGACACCTTCGATCAGCTGCTTGAGCGGAAAGTCCGGGGTGTGCAGCGCGGTGACTTTGAACGACGGGGTGAGGTCGGTTTCCTTGTAGAAACCCGGAACCACGGTTTCCCGCTTGACGGCCATCAGCGGTGCTTCGCAGCCACCGCTGATGGTCAGTTGAGCGCCGTCCACTTTGACGTAGCAGGTGCCCGCAATCAGTTGACCCATGATGTTTCTCCCAAAAAATAAGCCCGCTCAAGGCGGGCTGAAAAAGCGCAGTGATGCAGGTCCGGCTCAGGCCGCGGCGTCGTACTGCAGACGGAATTGGTTGAGCAGCGCGAACACCCGCAGGCCGTTGATGTAGTCCGGCGGGAACAGCACGTTGACCCGGCTCGGGTCCTGCACGTCGCGCTCGACGATCAGGTGCTCGGCGAACAGCTCGGCGTTCTCCACATGGCCTTCCAGCTCCAGCTTGGCGTACTGGGCGATCAGCTCACCGCGAATGGTGCTCGGGGTGACGATCGGCTGGCCGGCGCCGAAGCGGGTGCCATCCGCGGCCAGCTTGTGGCGCCCGTACTTGCTGGTGATCACGCTTTGCAGCCGGCGCACGATGAACGCCGACTGGTGCATGGTTTCGCTGTCCAGGTAGGAGTTGTCGGCCTGGCCGTAGGCGTTCTTCTGGTAGGTGGTGATCGCCCGCTGAATGCGCATGTAGCCGCCTTCGTAGTAGGCAGTAGCAATGCCGTAGCTGAGCAGCGACTGGCGCTCGGTCAGGGTAAAGCGTTCGCTGGCCGGCGCCGGATCGATCCCCGGCAGGCTACCGCTCTGGGTCGGACGGCTGGCGTCAGCGGAGATGAACACCGAAGTCCGCGCCGCCAGGGCTGCGGCCTGAACCCACACGGGTTGGGGCACGCCGGTTTCCAGGGCCTGGATGGTGATGTGCTGGTCGTTGCGCGCCTGACCGGCCGCCACCAGGGTGCCGACGGTGCCGCGCTTGGCGCTGTAGACATGACCGAACAGCTGCTTGGCCCAGGACCAGCGGCCGGTGTTGTCGTCCATCACCGCTTGCCACGCATTGAGGCTGGCGGTGTCGGTCCAGGGCATGCAGATGAACTCGAACGGCTCATCGCCCAGGGCCGCCAGGGCCGCGACCTGATCCGGCACGCCGGTGCCGCCGGCCATCTTGCCCAGCACCAGGGTCAGGCCTGCCGGGGTTTCTTCACCATTGCTCTTGCCCAGGCGATTGAGTTGCAGGCTGATGTCATTGCCGCTGTCGCCGGTCCACTTGGCACTCAGGGTCACCGTGCCGTCGACCGCCGCTGCGGTCACCGGCAGATCCACTGCCGCATTGACCTTCAGCGCCAGGGCGCTGGCCGCCTGAGCGGCAGTGGCGCCGCTGACGATCGAGGCCTGCACCCGCACACCGCCGACGTACAGATTGAGCAGGCCGGCGGCGCTGGCGCTACCGGTGAGCTTCAACTCGGCCTTGGCCACGCTGCCTTCGGTGCTGTGCAGCGGCAGGCACCAGATCTCGCCCACCGGGTCGGTCTTGCGCCAGGTTTCATACATCGAGGCGAGCATCGAACCTTGCCCGCCGATGCTCTTGGCCAGGGCCACGCTGGACACCAGCACCAGCTTGCCGAGGTCATCTCCGGTCTGGTTGTCATTGACTTGGGCGACGATCAGACGGCGCATGGCCGAAGACGCGCTATTGGCCGCCGAGTTGTCCATCTCGGCGTAGAACAGCGGAACACGGATGTCCGCCGGGATATTGCTGAAACCGATCGCCATTATTTGGCTCCTTGAGATTTCGCCGCTTTCACGGCTTTGCTAGTGATATCGCCATCGGCCAGACGCCGGCGCCACCAGGCGTTGTCCGGCACTTCACGGCCGGAGGCGGGCAGCAGATCGCCTGCTTCCGGGTCCGGTACGGCGCGGCCAGCGACCGGCAGCACGGTGATGCGTTTGCTCATTGCTTCAGCTCTCCTGAAAAAGTCAGCTCCAGGCGCCCGTCGGGGCCCGGTTTCTTCAAATTGGGGTCCGCCGGATCGATGGCATCGACCCGCACCGTGACCCCGGTCAAGGACGGCAAGCCGTCGAGTTCACGCTCATGCCAGGTTTCCGCCGGCTGCCCGGGCAGATTGCGCCCCAGCTGGAACTCGGCGAAGAAGCGCAGGCGGTAGAGCAAGCGGGTGGCGTCGAACGACACCAGTTCACCGCCGTCGTATTGGATCGGGTTGTACTCGGCGCCGGGCTTGAAACCGACCAGGGCGCGCCAGACTTCGGCGCGCAGGTCGTGGAGTTGGTCCAGGGCTTGTTGTGGGTTGCTAGCGTCGAGGAGCAAGGCGACTTCGAAGCGGTCGCGGATGGTCTGGCGGTGGACGTTCTGGGCGGTGTTGCCGGAAGCCAAGTCGTTGATCGGAGCCCAGTAGGCAGCCGGTAGGGGTTGGCTGGTGTTACCGCCCAGAGTATCGAGGTTGATGCCCGCCAGAATGCGCCCGCTGAGACGGGGACACTGGCTTTGCAGTTGGTTGATAACAGCACTGAGTTTCATCGAGTGGCTCCGGGACCGGGGCTGATCCAGGTCCGTTGCGGGCTGCCACGATCGAGCATCAGGGTCTCTCGGGAAGCAGTTGCCATAGGTTTCTCCAAGGCACAAAAAACCCGCCGCAGCGGGTGGGAGAGAAGTAGCCTGAAGCATCCACCCCAGGCCGATGACAGGGTCCTGCGAATGCCCGCAGGACCGCAGGTTCAGGCATAAACGATCACGCACTCGGACAGCGCGGCGTAGAGTCCGGCCGTGACCGCCCCTTGAGTTCCGACCAGTCGAGCCATGAACTGCAACCTGTCGGTATCCGCGGGGTAGTGCACAGCGGCTTGCCCCAGGGTCATGGCATTGCCGAACGCGTCCAGGATCTGCACACCGACATTTCGCGCCGCGCTCGCTCCGCTGCGCTCGTTCTCCAGTGTCACGCCGTCATGGGTAATACCATCGAAATAGACTTGAACCGTCTTCGCGCCGTGGCGCTTTTGCGGGTCAAGCAAGACTTCGAACATGACCGCCGGGACGCTCCCCTGGTCAATCTGCGAGGCCGATGTCGCTCCCAGATCGACAAACCGCTCCCACTCCACGGCGCGAGCACGCAATGGCAGAAGCTCGACATCGGTACACAGGTCGTCGTCGATGCTGCAGGTAGGCGCGACAACCGTTGCCTGGAAGTTCATGAACTGAAGATGTTTTTGCGAAGTCATTGATCTGTTCCTTCAAGTCGACAGGAGCCGATAGACATTGATCCGGCACCTGTATGGTTAAAGCGCAGGCTCCCGGCAACTCCCAGGACATTACGCGCAACGCATAAACTCCCGCCGGCAAGGACTGCGATGCCGCAGGAAACGCGGTTCTACGGCCGCTGTTTTCTCGCTAATCGGCCTCTCACTCCTGCCCGACAGGCAGCAGTGCTCGACCTTCCTTGAGCCCCGCCTGCAGCGCCGTCCAGAACTCGGCATTTTCATAGCCCATGGCCCAGACACTGGTACCACCCAGGCCCAGCTTGGTCACCAGTGCGGTCTTGGTCTTGATGCTCGTGGCATCGTCGTACCAGAGCACCGGCTGCGCGCGCTCCGGGGTCCATTCCACGCCATCGGCGAAGCTCTTGACCGGCCCCCAGGTGGCGTAAGGCGTTGCGGAAGCGGCGTCTCGGCGGGCGACGGCGCGGTGCTCGGCAATCACTTCCTGATAAGCCGACCAGTGCACTCGGTTGCCAATGCTGTAGTCCTGACCGTAGGCCGGCAGCCCGGACAGGACCTTGCTCGGCGCGACTTGCGACACGGCGTAGCTGAGCAGCACCTGCTGCCAGTCGGCACCGGACACGGGGCCGGGCCAGACTTCGCCATGGAAACCGCCACTGCTCCAGCCGGGGCCGACCTGGTCGTAGGTCATGACCTGGAAGTAATCCACCGCCGCGCCCAGGGCCTTGTAGTCGTAGCCTTGCAGGTACTCGGGCTCGCGGTCGCTGGACTTGGGCGGGACGCTGATGATCAGTTTCTTGCCACTGGCATGCAGGGCGTTGCCCAGGGCTTTGACATAGGCGGAAAAGGCCTTGGCGTTCCTTGGCTCGACCTGTTCGAAGTCCAGGTTGATCCCGGCAAAACCGCCCTCCTTGGCCAGCCTCACCAGTTGCTTGATGCTGCCGGCACTCAAGCTCTTGTCGTTGACGATGGAGTGGGAAATGGCCGGGTCGAAATCAGCAATGCCCTCGTTGTAGTCGGAGACCGTGGGGTACAGCGGCAGGGCCTTGGACTGGGCGAAGCGAATGATGTTTTCGCTGGTTGGGTTCATCCCTTCCTGGTGCAACTGGCCGGTGACGGTCAGCCCGTAGATGCTGCCCAGACCGACAGCAGAAAGGTGGCGGTGGAACGCTTGCAGGTTGCTGTAGGACGCTTCGACCTGGCCATCGATGTAGGCCAGAACAAAGGGCCCGGCATGGGCTGCGGTTGCCAGCAACAGAGTGCAGCCAGCGATCAATGCCTGAAAAAAACGCCGGATGCCTCGCTTCGAGGCCGGGCTGCTGAAGCCTGGATTCATGAATGCTCCTGCGGACTTTCCGCGTGGATTGAAAGGAAGTGAATGCGGGATCGGAGGCGATCCGAATGAGCCGCTCGCAAGGATGCTCGCGGCGCCATTGAAGGGTTAAAGCTGCACCACCCTGAGTGGTTTTTTGGCGGGGATTTTCTTGGCCTTGGCTTTGGCCTTGCCTTGTTTGCCGCCGTTACATTCGACCGTGGTGCTCCACCCCGACGGGTTGAACAGTTGCTCCACCGAGTCCACCAGGTACTCGCCGTCCAGGCCGGCCTTGAAGCCCTGGGCATTGATCAGGCGCTCGGCAAACAGATCGGTGCGCCCGGGCATTTCCAGGCGCAGGCTGGCGCTGCTGCGGTTGAAGGCTGCCAAGCGGGCCTTGGCCGCTTGCTCGGCGGCGGACTTGTTGGGGTACAGGTGCCGATCGGTGTGCACCGCCGGCACGCTGGCCGGTGAGTCGCTGTTGCCCAGGTCGATGACCTTGAGCGTGCCGCTCTTCGGGTCCTGATGCTTGGTCTGCACCGCCTTGTGGGTGCTGCTGTCACTGAGGCGGAACTGATAGCGGCTGACGTCGCGGCGGCTGAGGCTGACAACGCCCAGGGCCTTGCCGCTGGCACTCAATCCGGACTGACGGGGCAGCACCAGTAACCTGCCTTCGGCCACCTTGGCGGTGCAGTCGTACTGCCGGGCCAGGCGGGTGATGAAGTTGAAGTCGGACTCGTTGAGCTGGTCGATCCGCGGCACCTTGGTCGCCACCGGACAGACCGCCTGCCAGCCGTTGCGGGCTGCCAGATCGCGGACTATCTGCGCCAGTGCCACGTTCTCCCAGCTGCCGCTGCGGGTGGTCTTGCCACTGCCGCGCATGTCGCTGGCCTTGCCGCGGATCTCGATGGAATCCGGCGGCCCGTTGACCACCACTTCATCCACCGTGTAGCGCCCCAGGCGAGTCAATGCCTGCCCGGCATAGCCGAGGAACACTTCGATGGCGGCGCCACGACGGGGCAAGGCGACCGCACCGTCACGGTCATCGATGCGCAGTTCGAACTCGTCCGCTTCCATTCCCGGTTTGTCCAGGGTGCGCAGGGTCAGCAGCCGGTCATTGATCTGCGCGGTGATGTCGCGGCCATCGGCGAGGATACGAAAGACCGGGGTCATGGCCTGTGCTCCAGAAAATGAAGACCCCGCACGCAGCGGGGTCTGTTGAGTGGAGGCAAGGTCAGTCCCATAGCTGAACCATCGCCTCTGTGCGAATCGGCAGCTCCGGTAGCAGGATCAGTACCCCGGCCCGAAAGGGTTGTGGCTCATCGGCCAGGCCCTGGTTGGCGTCCAGCACCGCCTCGACGCTGCCATTGAGGTGCCCGTAGTAGCGATGACACAGGGTGTCGAGCAGATCACCGTCAGAGGTTCTGCAGGTCGTTGCCATAGCTCACAAACTCCAGTGAAAACCCTTGTTTGCGGGGAATGCCGCCCGCCAGCAGGTGGCTCTGTTCCTCGTCGATGCTGGTGAGGCACCAGGTGCCCAGCACTTCGCCGTAACCCGTGGTCAGGCTCAGGGGCTGCAAGCGCCGGCCAATGCTGCGCAACGCCTGCAACTGCCCCAGCCCGCCCTTGAACCCGGGAAAGATCGCGCCCTTGAGGGAGATCTTGTCGTCGCCCTGCCCCACCGCCTGCTGCGCGATGCTGCGGCTCAGGCGCTCCTGGGCCGCCCAGCGAAAGCCGGTTTGCCGGCGCAACTCATCGAAGGCCGCGGTATCGAGGTTGAAGTAGAACGGCTCGGCCGCGGTCCCCAGGGGCTGCAGAATCAGCAGGTGCGGGAAGGGTTTCACCGCCTCCGCCGCCGGGGTGTCCTGAGGCGCCAGCGCGCCGGAAGGGAAGATATTGCCCAGGGCCGGGCTGATCTGCCCGCCGATGCGGTTGATCGCCGCGCCGGCCTTGGCCACCTGCTCCTGCAAGGCGCCAAGACGCTGCTGCATCTGCCCCGCCACGGTCACGGCCTGGCTGTACTTGGCCGCGACTTCACCCACCGCCGACTGCGCCGCGCCGATGCTGCGCATCGTGCGTTGCAGCTTGGCGCCCAGCACCGGGCCGACCCAGGGCAGATTTTCCAGCTCCGAGGCGGCGCCAGTGATGTCGCTGATTGCGCCGTTCATGGGCCCCAGCATTTCATCGGCGCTGCGCCGCCCCGCCTCCGCTGCCGCCACCAGGGACGTGAGCCCCGATTGCAGCTGTTCCATATAGGCCATGCCGCCTCCTTAAACGTGTGCCGCGTCGAACAACTGACGACCCGCCGCCTGACGGCTGTATTCGTCGAACTGAAAGCGCAGATAGGGTTCCAGCTCCCGGGCCAATAGCGCCGGATCTCTGACATCGCCCTGCACCGAAATCGACAGATAAGGCGCGAAGCTGAACTGCTGTTCGATCGAAGGTGGCGTCGCCGATGTGAACGGCTCCGCCGGTTTGAGCAGCGAAGAGGTCGATGCCGACGGCGACGGGCTGGCCATCGAACGCACGGCCTGCCCCATCAGCGGAGGTGTCTGCCCCGGCTGGAAGGACTTGGCGATATCGCCCATTACCGGCGGGATGTTCTGCCCGGCGTTGCGCATCATCAGCGGACCGGCTGCGGGCATTCTCTTGAGCGAGTCGTCGGAGCCGAACATCGCCTTGCCAGCATAGGAGCCCAAGGCTCCACCGCCCCAGTAACCAAGAGCGCCACCGATGACGGAACCTATGGCGCCGCCAATGGCTGTTCCAAGGCCTGGCACGACAGAGCCAATGGCAGCCCCGGCAACAACCCCCGCTTTGGCCCCGGCCAATGTGCCTGCTAAACCTCCGAGCGCACCGCCATAGCCTTCGGCCTTCTCATCGCGGGTCTTGGCATTCTGATAGGTGTCTGCGATCTGCAGACCGGCATCCAGTATCGACAGGGCACCACCCCGCTTGAATAACTTCTTGCCGTTACTCCACAGAGACTTCAAGCCGCTTCCGACAACCTGGGCGACTCTCATCCCAGCATTGGCAAGGCGACTCAAATTGCCAGGGCTGAATACATTTTTCAGTGTCTGGACAATGCGACCGAGCACGCCACGCTTGGGTCTTGCGCCACCGGGGCCATTGCCGCCTTTGTTGCCCTTCTTGTTCCTACCACCGTCCACGTCGAAATCACCCGCGCCCATTCCCAGCGCATTGGTGACAAACACGCGCTGGACAACGTTGGGGTCAACCTTCAACCCACCACGCAAGACATTGATCAGGCCCTTGCCCATGGTGTAGACGGCCATGAGCTTTTTCACCGCGACATAAGCAGCGCCCAGGGCAACCACACCCTGCACCAACGATGGGTTCTGCTCTGCCAATTCGCTCAGCTTGCCGACCACCACGGTGATGCTTTTGGCCACCAGATCCGTCACCGGTTGCAGGGCCTGCCCCACGACCCGCTGGCCTTCATCGATGGCTTGACCTGCTTCAGCCCACAACTGCTTGGAGGCTTCTCGACGCTCCGCGAGGTTCCTGGCGAGAACGCCAGAGGCGCTCAACGAGTCCTTCTTCACTTGCTCATACTGCTGCCGGCCCTGGGTCTGGGCCAGCAAGGCCGCCTTGATCTGCATATCGGTAAACAGGTCACCGGTACGCAGGGACTCTTCCAAAGCCTCAAGCATGGCCTTGGCCTTGGCCGGGTCTGTTTCCTGGCTGATCTTCGCCTGGGCCTCGGCCATCTTCGCCGCCTTGGCCGGGTCGATGGCCCTGACGTAGCGCATGGCCAGGGCAAAGCTCGCCTCCAGGCTCGACATGCCCTTCTGGATACCGGTATTCAGCGAAGCCTGATAATCAATGCCGGCGTCTTCATAAGCCTTGACCGCCTCACTGGAGCCGATTTTCTCGATCCAGTTCTGCAATTGGCCAGCGGCCTGATCAGCACTGCCCGCAGTGTTCATCTGCACTTGCAGCATGGACCCCAACTGACTCACCGCCTCCATGCCGGTGAGTCCTTCCGCGCTCGCGCTCTTGAGCAGCGCCGGGAGCAAGCGCGCCATGTCGGCCGCCTCGAAATTGCCGGCCTGCCCCTGCAGGGCGATGGCCTCAAGAGCCTGCTCCATAACCTTGGGATCGCTGATCCCGGCCTTCAGCTCCAGGGCCCGCATCAGCTTCGCGGTGTCGTCGACACTCGCGCCCTGCCCCACTGCAAACTTGGCGGCCAGCCCTGTGTAGCCTTGCGCCTTGTCCAGCGACATGCCGCTGGCCATCATCTGGCTCACCAGAGCCGCCACATCGTTACGGGCCATGCCCGTGTCACGGGAGGTCTGAATCACCGTGCGGCTCAGCTGCGCTTCCTGAGGCTGGTTGACCACATTGGCCTTAATCGCCATGTCGCGGATCAGCGCTTGATAATCAGCACTGATCTTGACCGGGGCGCGGAGCTTATCGACGCCAAACTTTGCCCAGTCATAAGCCGCCTTGAAGTCGGCCTTGCCCTGGGCAACCTGCTGCAGTCCTCGGGCCTGAAGCGCCGAGCCCCGCGCTACATTGCCCAGCGCTTGATATTCCTGGCGCAGCTTGTGCACCTGAATCCCCTGCCGGCGCAGCCCATCCCGGCTCTCCTCCAACCGGCGCAACAGCCCGGCCGCGGAAGCGGCGCCGGTGTCATGGGCCTTTTTCCATTCATCCTGCAGGCGCAGGGTCTGGCCGATGGTCTTTTCCAGCACCCTGGCCTTGCCGCCCTGCCGCTCCAGCTGCTTGATCCGGTCTTCCACCGTCTTGAAGGCGGCGTCCCACGTCGAACTGAGGGCAGTACCCACTACCACCAGCCCCGATACCAGTTTGTTCGCCATGTGCTTCTCCTGATCCTTGGGTGACGGGCTCAATCCGTGAGCCACCAGACCATCTCGGAAAACCTCATGGTCATGATTTCCTCAGCGGCGAAATGCAGCTCGCGAGCGAGCCGTTTCGCCGCCACCTTCATCACCCCCGGATCAAAGCTCGTCGTCTTGCACCAGGCGAAAATAGCCGGCCTGCAGGCGTTGATAGTCCTTGAGTGCCATGCTCTCCAGGTCCTTGGTACTGATTTGCGCGAGGCTGGCAAACAGCATCAGCTCGCGCTGTTCATCGTCACCAACGCCGGCCGCACTGGCGGCGCGCACATCACGCACCGTCGGCGCTCGCAGGGTGAGCCGGTCGCAGACCACACCGTTCATCTCCACCGGCTTGCTCAGCGCCACCACCACGCTGTCGCTGCTCAGGGTCATCCAGGCCGGGGTCTTGTCGATTGCTTGAGACATGAGGTGTCTTCCTTACAGGCCCAGGGCCGAACGTTGAGCGGCGAGCTGGTCGACGCCGTTGATCACACGCTTCATGCCCAGCGCATCAATCTCGTAGATCAGGCGACCGTCGACTTCCAGCTTGTAGTAGGTCAGGGCCACGTTGTGCTTGATCTCGGCCTTGTCGCCGGACTTCCAGTCGCCCATGTCGACCTCTTTGAGCAGGCCGCGCAGGGTGACGATCACCGGGGTGACCTTGCCCTTGAGGCCCTTGAAGGCGCCACGGAACACACCGTTGAAGCCGCTGCCATCGGCCAGGCCGAACATCTTCAGCGACTCGCGGCGCACGCCGGTGGTGGTGAAGCCGGCCTCTTGTTTCTCCATGCCCATGTCCAGTTCCACCGGCACATCCATGCCACCGACGCGGTGTTCCTCGGTCTTGAGGGTCAACTTGGGCAGGGTCAGGCTCGGCACGTCGCCTTGAAAGCTGATGCCATCGACGAACAGGTTCATGTTCGCCAGGGTTTCGGGAATCATTGCCATTGCTGCGGCTCCTTAAGCGGCTTGGTCGAGGACTTCGGTCAACCACTGATTGGTGACCTCGACCCGGAAGTTGGGGTTTTCGGCGGGCGGTACGTCGGTGAAGCGGATGTTCCAGTACACCTTGCCCTGCTCCAGCTGGCTGGCGGTGTTGAGCTCGGTGTCGGCGTAGACCTCGAAATTGATGATCGCGCCCTGGTTCTTCAGATCACGCATGAACGCTTGCAGGCCCTCGGTGACGTCCTTGACGTAGGTCGCGGTGATCGAGCGGTCCACGGCCCATTTGTGGCCGAAGAGGATGGCGTCCATGACGATGTCCATGGTCCGCACCCGGGTGACGAAGGCCCATTTCGGATCGCTGGACAGCGTGCGGTTGCCCCACAGGCGGAAGCCCGCATCCCGAATGATGGTGGTGATGTTGGCGTTGTTCAGCAGATTGGCGCGGCAGGTTTCATCGCCGTCGAGGAACTCGATCGGCCGCTTGGTGCCGGTGATGCCGACGAACTCCTTGTTCGACGGCGAGGCCCAGAAGCCGTACTCGTTGTCGGTCCAGGCGAACAGACCGGCAACCCAGGCCGAGGCCGGCGCATCGACGGTGGCATTGGCGCCGTTGTCCCAGTGCTGCACACCCGGATCGACCATATAGGCGCGCTTGGCGCCGAAGTTCTTGGCGTAGGCCATGGCCGCTTCGTCGGTGGTATTGGGACCATCGAGAATGGCCAGGCCACGCAGCTTGTCGGCCAGGGCCACCAGGGCGGTGCCGATGGCCAGGGTCGAGCTGTGCTTGGGGGTGACCAGCAGACGTGGCTGGGCGTTGAAACGGCTCTTGCCGTCCAGCAGCGCCTGCAGACCGGTACGCTTACCGTCGGCCAGCACCCCGCCGATGATCGCCGAAGTCTGCTCGGCCGCGTCGGTCATCTTGGCCACGCCACAAGCGACGATCACCGCCTTGGCCCGCTGATAGATGGCCTGACAGGCCTTGGTGATGGCCGCATCCGGGCCCCAGGCGGCAATGGCCTCACGCTCGTTGGTGATCAGCAGCAGGTCATTGACCTTGGCAGCGGCGGTCGGGCCTTCGGTGAAGGTGTCCACCAGGCCGATGATCGAAGACGACGGCAGCGAAATAGTGCGCGTGCCGGTGTCGACGTTAGTAACGGTAACGCCGTGGAAAAAACCACTCATGGATAAACTCCAGACATGAAAAAGCCCCGGATGAAGGGGGCTGTAAGGGATGTTGAGTTAAGGGAAAGCGGGAAAGAAAACGCCCCGGCGGTGCGGGGCGTTTACTGGGTTTGCTCGGCGATCCAGGGCGGCGCCACCGGACGATGTTCAATCTGTGGAAAGTCCGGGGATTGCGGCCAGTCGCGTAGGGATTGCATGTACACAAGCAGCTCGTTGTACTGATTGTCCGAAAGGGCAGTAGGCACTTTGATTTCAAGCTGATCTCGATGGCGGTCGCGCAGCCATGTAACGGCCGCCAACTCGGCAGCTCGCCAGATTCGTTCATCCTCCCCCTGGTTGAAAGGTTCAACCATAGCGTGGAGCGCATCAGGCAGCGGCAACGTGACAGCTGGTGCCGGCCGCATACCTTCGATGACTTTTGCCAATGCCACCGAGTCGATGTCAGGGTTAGTTAAGATTTCTTGGGGGATGTAGTGGTTTAACGTCACATTTCCCCAGTCGACAAGCATGGTGCCAGCGGTAGCCGACACAGAGAGAACTTTAAATCCACTCACAAGATATTCCCCTTTACTCGATCAGGGCTGTTGCCCCCTTCAAAGATCAAGTTGTTGCCATTTTTCTCAATCGAATAGCCACCAGCACCAGGTGCATTGGTCGACGCTGCACCGGGGCTACCAGGAGCGCCGCCTGCGCCACCGTTCCATCCGGCTGTATACCAGCCCCCAGCGCCACCAGCATCCAAACTGCCTGCCGCTGGGTAGCCATAGCCGTAAGTAGAAACTTGATACATTCCGCCACCTGCGCCGCCAGGACGTCCCGCGCCACCGCCACCTCCGGTATGCAGTACGTTGGGCCAGTAGGCATCCCCGCCGCCACCTCCGCCACCGAAAATGTAGCCATTGCGGTTATCGAGCGTTGCAGGAAAATCAAGAACAACAGCTGTGGCGCCTGGCAAGGGCCGAGCGGGATAAGCCCCCGCGCCACCCGCACCACGGATGTAGTGTTCATTGACGATTTTTAGCGTGGAGCCTGGTGGAAAGACTCCCGTTCTCAATGAAAACCCCGTACCACCGCCGTAAATCATTGCCCGGTTGATAAAGAGATAACGTCGCGCCTTGGTCGGCTTGCCCATGAGGTCAAAAATGCTCGCACCTGCTCGTTCTACTGTGTTGATAAACACAACGGTTCGACGCCAGACCGTGCGCCACCCACTTTCGGTTTTGATGAACAGCTCTGCCCCTTCTCGCCAGCCATCTGCAAGCTTTACATAAGGCATAACACCAGGTCGGTAACCTCCATCCAGCTTTACGTGGAAGTTCATTATGGTTCCTCGTATTGCAGCCAAAGCGTACCAACCGAACCGTCAGTTGGTTTAGGGGCATTTGGAGAGTAGATAAAACGGTTGGCCGGCAATGCATCGGTGATGCCGTATCCCGCAAGGGTGGTCGCCTTGTCTGCTTTGCGTGTCGGGTCAAAATTGGCGGCGTCCCATAGCAAGTTGCCAAAGACGGTTGCGGACTTGTTGGCAAGGCTCAGAAGAAGCGGCGTTATTGTTTCCCCGCCATAATTTGCAAAAATCCTCACATTGTCATTCAGAAGATCCATGCGGGCTTCGCTGCTGGGCGTCACCCAACCGAACTCCGGAGAGTCGCTACCTTCACTCGACAGTAATATTGAGCCATTCAACCGTCCACCCGTTATGGGAAGGAGCTTGCTGACTGCGCTAGTCAGCTCTGCCTTTGTTGCCCCATCAGCAATCCCATAACCAGACAGAGTTGTGGGGTTGATACCACTAACAACTAGGCCTCGTTTATCGATCGTGACTTGCCGATAAGTACCAGCCACCTTATCCGCCGGAAGTGCAGCAGCCAGGGAGTCGTCCACATACTGGCGGGTAGCAAGCACCACCGCCGGATCAATCTTCAACACGATCTGCGCGGTGTTGGCGACGATGAAGTTCATGCGGATGACTTGGGTCTTGCCGGTGCCTTGGGCCAGCAGGGGCTTGAAGCTTGGGGCGCAGTTGGCTACCGCCACCAGGTCACCGTCGGCATCGAACAGGCCGATCTCACGAATCCAGCGACCGCCAACATCAGGCGGGATCACTTGTTCGGTGATGATGATGTTGGGGTTGGCCGGGTCGGTGCGCACCTGGTTGACCGGGGCGCGACGCCATTCGTTGATCAGCTTGGTCTGAGCCCGGTTTGGGATGGGGTCGGTGCCGTTGGCATCGCCGACCGCCATTTCCTTGAAGGTCCAGGGCGTGCCCAGGGCCGTGGCGTTGGCCTGTTTCGCCTCGCCCACCGCCGTGAGAATGGCAAAGAACTGACTGTTGGAATCAATCATGAGTACACATCCAGGGTGTCTGTTTCATCAATACACATGACCTGGCCATAACGGCCGGTCACTTCGATATCGCGGGGTGTCGGGGGGTAAACGTCGATGTCTTCGCCCTGATATTCATAGGCGCCAAGACCAATCACTCCGGAGCTTTCCAGGCTGATGGCCAGGCCAGTCATGTGCCGGCTGACAGGCCTGGCGTCGTCGATCAGCCGGGTCAGCTCCTGGTACATTTCCTCAGTGATACCGGTGTCCAGAACGCCGACTTTCAGGGCAAAGGTGGCCGGTTCGCCTTCAGGGACCGTCTGCCACCATTCGACCACTTCGATCAGGTAGCCCAGCGGTTCCACCACCCGGCGCAGTGCACCGATGGTGCCTTTGCGAGCGTGGATGAAGTACGAGGCACGAATGGCGTTGCGCTTGACCGTCTCGGACCAGCGCGGGTCCCAGCGATCCACCGACCAGGCCCAGGCCAACTGCGGTAGCAGATGCACCGGGCAGGTGGACGGGTTGTACAGGGTGCGCAGCATGATGGCGGTATCGCCCGCGCTGGCCGCCTCAAGGGCGCGCTCCAGCGGCGTGCTATTGATCGGCAATAGGCTGGTCATCTCAGCTCCCCAGCGTGACGCTGTAACCGGTGCAATACGCCGCTTGAGCCTTGGTCGGGGTGATGTCTTGCCAACCCGCCAGATCGACCCGAGCCACGCCGGCCACATGCAACTGCGCATCAATGGCCGAACGGGCCACCTCGATGCCCAGGCGCCGGCGTGGGTTGACCCAGGCAGCCAGCTTGCGCTCGGCTTCTGCCAGGGCAGCATCACCTTCCGGGCCGGAGCCCTTCATGTGCAGCACCGCGTCGATGCGATACGGCAAGACCTGGGCACTCTGGACCGTGACCCGGTCGCCGAGCGGTCGCACGTCTTCATCGTTGAGGGCTGCGGCAACGGTCGCCAGCAAGTCAGGACTGGCCGCGCCATTTCCCTCCAGGCTCAGCACCGTGACCGTCACCCGGGCCGGTGCCGGGCTTTCGGCCTCGGCGTCTGCTACCAGCGCAGAAGCGTTACGGGCATGCAGGATGTAGCTGTTGCGCGGGCCGGCCGTGGTCAGTCCTTCATAGGCCAACTGCACGCGCTCGCGCAGAGCGTCGTCGGCTTCCTTGACCTCCTCCACCGGCGGCACTGCCTGCGGGTCACCCTGCAGGATCACCAGGCGCTGCAGTTTGACGTTGGCCGCCAGGTGATCCAGGTCCGTGCCCTTGGCATGGGCCAGCAGCAGCGCCTTGGCGGCATCGTTGACCCGGGCCCGCAATTGCATATCGCCGTAGGCCGATAGCTCCAGCAGTTTGCTCACCGGGTCGCTTTCCAGGTTGGCCGTCCAGTTATCGCCCATATGCCGGCGAAAGGTGGCCAGCTTGCCTTGGTACAAGGCCTCAAAATCCAGGGCCTCAAGCACCTGCGGCGCCGGCAGCGCCGACAAGTCCAACGTACTCATGCCGTCACCTCCAAAACCGCGCTATCACCCAGGTACTGGCCGGTCAGTTGAAAACTGATCTGACCACCCACCACCGCAACCACTCTTACCCGTTCCAGCTTCAGCCGGGGCTCCCAGCGCAACAGCGCTCGGGCCACTTCGGCCTGCACCGCACTTTTCCACCCGCCGGTTACCGGCAAGTCGACGTAGCGGCGCAGGTTGCTGCCGTACTCCGGGCGCATCCGCCGACTGCCCAGCGGCGTGGTCAGAATGTCCTCGATGGACTGCCGCACATGCTCGATGCCGGACAGCGACAGGCCGGTACGGCGATCCATTCCGATCATCGTGTCACTCCTGCGCTTGCAGATCCGGGTGGGCGTTCAGGTAGTCCAGGGCGACAAGGTCGCCGGCCTTTACCGACACCTGTCCGTGGGCAACCCGCAACTGGCGGCCATCCGGCAGGATCAAATTGCGCGAGGTGTAAAGGGTGTCGCGAAACACCACAGTGCCGGCGCCCACAGGGCGACCGGGAGTTTTCTTAGGGGTGGCCATAGGTATCTCCGGGTACAAAAAAACCGCTCGGGGCGGGTTGATGGGGTGTTCGGTGATAGATGAGACGTGAGCGCTGAGTCGTGAGGCCCACGACCCGCGTGGGTCACTGCGGCGTTGCAGTTGAACCGGGCCCCGGCATCACACCCAGATGGGTATGGGTCGAGCCGACGTTGACCCCGTTGTGCTTCAAGCTCCCGCCGTTGATGTGCACATCGCCATTCAAGGTGATCGCTCCGGTCAGGGTGATGCTGTCGGCCTTGCCGGTCAGGGCGCTGTCGGTCACCACCGCCGAGCTGCCGCCGACCTGAATGGTCACCGTGCCGCTGGGCAGGCTGATGCTGTAACTCTTGGCCTGCCAGTCATAGACCAGCGAGCCGCCATCCTCGAAACGCCAGACCTCGACGTGGTCACGGTTGTCCGGCTGGGGACCGGCGTTGCCATACAGGCCGGGAACGAAGGTGCCCTGGGCCGGCTCGCCGCTGGGGCTGATCAGCACGCCCTGCTCCCCCAGGCTCGGCGCCCGCCAGTGCCGGGCCTTGCCGGCGGCCTGGCTGTGCCAGCGCACCCAGGCGCTGGTCCAGCCGGCGCCATCGGATACCCGCACCAGGCCAGCAGCCAGATCCACGCCGACCACGCTGCAAGGCAGGATCAGGCCGGCAATCATGCGGTCGTGGGTTGCAGACACGTAACTCACGCCATGTGCTCCGGCGACTGGTAGCCGCCCTCATGACCGGAGCCAGTGTCGGGACTGAAACCCAACACCAGCGTGCCCGGTGGTTGATTCGGCCAGGGCCATTGCTCCTGACCCAGGTAGATAAGCTGCTGCCACTGCACGATCCACTCGGCCCGGTAAACCGACTCTGCAGCCGTACCAACAGGCTTGGCCCACACGGCCGTCGCGCCTTCGACAAAGTCCAGATCCCACTGCTGACAACGCAGCAGCTCGATTAACTGAGCCGCCAGAATGGCCGCCTGCAAAGGTGCCTGTGCAAGCTCGGGGTCAACCCGTACCCGGGCCTCCAAAGTGGCCCGCATGCAGCAGCGACCGTCACCCGGGTCGGCTGCCTGGTCCAGGCCGGTGACGGCAAAGTAGAGCGCCGGCTCAGTGGCGCCTTCAAACGCCTTGGGGAATGCCTCAACCGTCTGCAGATGGGGCATCGCCAGCTTGATCGTGGACGTGATGGCGTCTTTTAGCTGGGTCAGTTCGTTCATTGTCTAGTTCCAGAATTAGGTCGAGGCGGTCCAGCCTTCGGGCTCAAGTCCAGTGGACCTTTTGAAAGGCCGGAGCGGATCAACGCTGATCCGAGTTCGAGTCCCGTGAGGGCGGTTCGCAAACCCCGATGCGCTTGGCCGCCCAGCGCTCATAAAGGCCGATGGCGACGTCGGCGCCGGCCATGGCGGTCAGGCAGCCGAAGGCGCAGGCGGTCCAGATCGAGACGCCGGCGGCATACAGCAGCATGATTGCCGAGACTCCGCAGACCACGCAGGCTCCGGAGCGCAGCGCCAGGCGCCGCAGCAGCGACCAGCCACGAGCGCCCTCCTTGTCGGCGCGCCACATTTCGCCGGAAACGCCACCGACCAGCGCCAGGACGATGACCAGCCAGATCGGCATGTCCAGCAACGCTTGTTGCTCGTTTGTCATTCACGTCTCCCGTGCGGATTGAGGCCAGCGAGATGGCCAGTTGATAGAAGGCTGATAACGATGTTTCAAGGGGTCCCTGTCTGTTGGTGGCCCACGTTAGGCAGGCATTCCAAAAAGCCCGGTCGCCCGGGCTTTTCAGTAATGCAAACCTTGGTCTTTCGGCACGACTGGTGCGGTACGGACCCATTCAAATTGTTCCTCCGACCGCGACCCTGTCCGCCGGATAACTGCTTCTGGTGCTTTACGCTGCACACCCGGGTCAGTTGCCAACCCTCTGAACCGTCGAGGCCGGTTCATCGCTGCCTTTGCTTTGCCACTAAAGAGCGTCGTTGCAGCCGTTGTTGAACGGCTTGAGATGGATAATATGCATTCATGCATATGCAGTCAATGCGTAAACGCATTTATTTATGCATGCGAATTGCGCGAATGCATGAGAGCCGCATAGATGCAGGGCGGGGGGGATTTTTCGAGGGCGAAAAAAAGCCCGCTCAGTGGCGGGCTTTGTCTGACAGTGATGGCTTAGCGGGCGTACATGCCCCACCAGAAGACGTGACCGAGGATGCTGATCTGCTCCTCCTGGATTTCCTGGAAGCTGTAGTCCTCATCCGGATGCTCATCGCGGTTGAAGCTGCGCAGGCGAATCCCGGTGGGCAAGCGATACAGCTGCTTCACTCGCAGTTGGCCATTGTGGTTGATCGCATACAGGTCGCCATCGACGATATCGCCGATGGCACACTTGCCGGCATTGACCCCGACCGTGGCACCATCGCGCAGCACCGGCAACATACTGTTGCCCCGCACCGTGACGCATTTGGCCTGATCGAACTGTACGCCGTTGTGCCGCAGGCTGCGCTTGCCGAAGCGCAGGCTGGCGCGCTCGCTCTCCTCGATGACGAATCTTCCTGATCCAGCAGCCAATTCAACCTCACGCAGAAAAGGAACCGACACCTCGTCGTCATCGACAGGGGTATCGTCGTCCCACAGGCTTATGTCCTTGAGTTCCGAATGAATCTCGTCGCGGGGCGCAGCAATCCGGGCAGGCGCGATATCCACGCGCCCGCGCAATTGGTCGGTGCTCACCTGGAAGTATTCAGCGATCCGCGAGATGTGTTTATCCGAAGGATCGACGATCTTCCCGCTGAGAATCCGCGAGAGGGTGGATTGAGGCACACCAGTCCGACGGTGAAGCTCCGTGGGGGAGATTCCATCACGATCCAGCAGCTCTCTTAAGACGGTAGAAACATTGCGTATTTGCATAGAACGCATAGTGCTCGAACTTTTAGCCCATGACAAATGCTGTTTTGCATATTTGTGCTGCATTTACCGGACAAACGCAGTAGTGCCTTGGTGTCTGCGAGGCCAGGGCGCCCATGGTAACCTTGCCGCCATCTGCAAAAAGCCGGGCCCAGCGCTCCTTTGCTTCACCCATTCAACGAATCCGCCTAAATACCAATGAGTAAAAATACCTCCGATCTGTCCTCTCACACGCCGATGATGCAGCAGTACTGGCGCCTCAAGAACCAGCACCCTGATCAGTTGATGTTCTACCGCATGGGCGACTTCTACGAGATCTTCTATGAAGACGCGAAGAAGGCCGCCAAGCTGCTGGACATCACCCTGACGGCACGCGGACAGTCGGCGGGACAGGCAATTCCCATGTGTGGCATTCCCTACCACGCCGCCGAAGGTTACCTGGCCAAGCTGGTGAAACTCGGCGAGTCGGTGGTCATCTGCGAGCAAGTGGGTGATCCGGCCACCAGCAAAGGCCCCGTGGAACGTCAGGTGGTGCGCATCATTACCCCGGGCACCGTCAGCGACGAAGCCCTGCTGGACGAACGCCGCGACAACCTGATCGCGGCCGTGTTGGGCGATGAGCGCTTGTTCGGCCTGGCGGTGCTGGACATCACCAGCGGCAATTTCAGTGTCCTGGAAATCAAGGGTTGGGAGAACTTGCTGGCGGAGCTGGAACGCATCAATCCAGTGGAGCTGCTGATCCCTGATGACTGGCCACAAGGCCTGCCGGCGGAAAAGCGCCGGGGTGTTCGACGTCGCGCCCCCTGGGACTTCGAGCGCGACTCGGCCCACAAGAGCCTCTGCCAGCAATTCTCCACCCAAGACCTCAAGGGCTTTGGTTGCGAGACCCTGACCCTGGCCATCGGCGCCGCCGGATGCCTGTTGAGCTACGCCAAGGAAACCCAGCGCACCGCCCTGCCCCACTTGCGCAGCCTGCGGCACGAACGCCTGGACGACACGGTGGTGCTGGACGGTGCCAGTCGCCGCAACCTGGAGCTGGACACCAACCTGGCCGGGGGACGCGACAACACCCTGCAATCGGTAGTCGATCGCTGCCAGACCGCCATGGGCAGCCGCCTGCTGACCCGCTGGCTGAACCGCCCGCTACGGGATCTCAAGGTCTTGCAGGCGCGTCAGTCCTCGATCACCTGCCTGCTGGACGGCTACCGTTTCGAACGGCTGCAGCCGCAGTTGAAGGAAATCGGCGATATCGAGCGGATTCTCGCGCGAATCGGCTTGCGCAATGCCCGTCCTCGGGACCTGGCTCGCCTGCGTGATGCCCTGGCAGCGTTGCCAGAGCTGCAAGAGGCGATGACCGAACTGGAGGCAGAGCACCTCAAGCAACTGGCAGTCACCACCAGCACCTACCCGGAACTGGCCGCGCTGCTGGCCAAAGCGATCATCGACAACCCGCCGGCGGTGATCCGCGACGGCGGCGTGCTCAAGACCGGCTACGACGCCGAGCTCGACGAACTGCAATCCTTGAGCGAGAACGCCGGGCAATTCCTGATCGATCTGGAAGCCCGGGAAAAAGCCCGTACCGGTCTGGCCAACCTCAAAGTCGGCTATAACCGCATTCATGGCTACTTCATCGAGCTGCCGAGCAAACAGGCCGAGCAGGCACCTGCGGATTACATTCGTCGCCAGACCCTGAAGGGCGCCGAGCGCTTCATCACTCCGGAACTCAAGGAGTTTGAAGACAAGGCGCTGTCGGCCAAGAGCCGCGCCCTGGCCCGGGAAAAGATGCTCTACGATGCGCTGCTGGAAACCCTGATCAGCCATCTGCCGCCGCTGCAGGATACCGCCGGTGCCCTGGCGGAACTGGACGTGCTGAGCAATCTGGCCGAACGCGCGCTGAACCTGGACCTCAATTGCCCGCGTTTTGTCAGCGAGCCTTGCATGCGCATCACCCAGGGCCGTCACCCGGTGGTGGAGCAAGTATTGACCACACCTTTTGTGGCCAACGACCTGAATCTGGACGACAACACCCGGATGCTGGTGATCACCGGTCCTAACATGGGCGGTAAATCCACCTACATGCGCCAGACTGCGCTGATCGTACTGCTGGCCCATATCGGCAGTTTTGTCCCGGCGGCGAGCTGCGAGCTGTCCCTGGTGGATCGGATCTTTACTCGGATCGGCTCTAGCGACGACCTGGCCGGCGGTCGCTCGACCTTCATGGTAGAAATGAGTGAAACCGCGAACATCCTGCACAACGCCACTGAACGCAGCCTGGTGCTGATGGACGAAGTGGGCCGCGGCACCAGTACTTTCGACGGACTTTCCCTGGCCTGGGCTGCGGCAGAACGTCTCGCCCATCTGCGGGCCTACACCCTGTTCGCCACCCACTATTTTGAACTGACCGTACTGCCGGAAAGCGAGCCGCTGGTGGCCAACGTGCACCTCAATGCCACTGAACACAACGAGCGCATCGTCTTCCTGCACCATGTATTGCCCGGCCCTGCCAGCCAGAGCTATGGCCTGGCGGTAGCCCAGCTGGCGGGGGTTCCCAGCGCTGTCATCGGGCGAGCCCGTGAACATTTGAGCCGCCTGGAGACCACCAGCCTGCCCCATGAAACACCACGCCCCGCGCCAGGCAAAGCCTCGGTTCCGCAGCAAAGCGACCTGTTTGCCAGCCTGCCGCACCCTGTCCTCGAGGAACTGGCCAAACTGGATCTGGATGACCTGACGCCACGCCGGGCACTGGAAATGCTCTATACATTGAAGACACGCATCTAA